CCAGCAGCGGTCCGATGGCGATCGCTCCTGCCGTGAGAACGACTTGTGCGGCGGGGTGCTGGCGCGTCAGCGGGCGGATTAGGCGTTTCTGTTGGGGAGTCATGGCTTGTTCTCCAAGTCGTTACGACTGTGCCACGCACACCATCCGCCCTTCAAGACCTTGAATCCTCCGACGGCACACCTCATGCTTGTTTCAAGCGTGAATTTTTTCAGCCCGTCATACGAATTCTCAACGACGATCGCCGAATCAAAGTGATCACAATTTCCGCACGACGGACCGACCTTCTTATACCCTTGGGTCGCCTTGTTTTCATATTGTTTGCTCATTTGATGCCACTCAAATCTTTGAAGTCGACAATAAATGGCGCTGCTCCTGAACGTCGGACCATCGCATATCCTCCAGCGACGGCCATCAATTCAACATCGAAAGTCTCCTTCGAAACGACAACCCCACCCCCCCAATCCCCCTTTCGATTAGCCACCGAAAGCGTCGCCGTCATCTTCTTCACGGCTGATGCGCCCGATAGATCGCGATCGTTCCACTGATCGCTTCGAGCGCGCCATGCACCGACTTGAGCGCAGACTGCAGTGCTTCGTTCTGCTCGCGAAGCGCCTCGATTTCATTGGCCATGTCGATCCAGGTCCCCGTCGAAAGCTTTCGCCTTGCCACGTCCAACTCCCCCTGCAGGCGTAAGTTTTCAGCGACGATCGACGACACGTTGCCGCTGGTCTCGATGTGCGACGCGAGGCCGTTTATGAAGCGTTCCGAAACTTCAAGAGTGCAGCTCATTCATCTACCCCGCCTATTGACTGAAGAAAAGCCAAGGCCAGCTTTGATCCGGCCATGAGCAAAACGCCGGCCGTGAAAATCACGGCGATCGGCACAGAAAGCACGCAGCGCAGTACGAGCGCAACGAACCGAACCAGGTCGGCCCATGTGCTGCGCGGCGCAGTTTTCGATACGGTCATTTCCCATCCCCTGCGCAAATGGCGCACTTCCATCCTTCACCAGCCAGCCTCTTTCTGCCGGATGTTCCGTGCCGCCGCTGTCCGCATACTCGGCACGTCCAGGAATAAGCTGTGACGCTAGGCATGGTGTCGGTGGCCGTCGCTGCGCGATATTTGCCGGCGCGCAGCGGGTGCATGTGCATTACGTTGCTGCTCATTCCGATACCCCCGGATCTGCGTTCCTCCGCCTATCCGGAGCGGCCGGATTTACGCCTGCCACTCGACAGAGCAAAATTGCCTCGCTCATTTCGACAGGCACGCCAACTACAGGAATAAAAAAGCCAGCCCCGAAGGGCCGGCAACCGCGCGTCGGACCAAGAAGCACGCGGACAGATACATCATGCGGGTACCGCCTTGCGGTCGGCTGGACGCGAGGCGCGAAGCGCTCCGTTCGTCGCCAGCTCTACCTGGTATTGTCTGCCTTCTGGCACCCCAACAGATTCCCACTCGAAAATGGTTTGAGGCGAAACACCCAGGCGCCGCGCGGCCTCTGCCTGCGATCCGAAGTGTTCAATGATGTCTTTTCGTGTCATGGTCGATATTGTGCGGAATCCCGAACCGCATGTCAACACGAACATGCCGGACGAAAGTTCGGATTTCCGCACGCACAATTGTTGACACACGATTCGGACTTCCGTACATTACACCCATGCCGCAACGCAACGCGGCCAATCAGCAGAGCCAAGACGCTGCATGCGTGCAGATTAGGCGACAGCGATACCACCAGCGGGATCTTTAATAGACCAACAGGGAGTGAAAGATGATCGAAATCAAGAACAGGATAGGCGATGTTATTTTTACGGTTGATGCCGCCAACCTGACCGACGCCTACCTGCGCGGCGCCAATCTGTACCGCGCCTACCTGCGCGGCGCCAATCTGTACCGCGCCGACCTGCGCGACGCCGACCTGCGCGACGCCAATCTGTACCGCGCCGACCTGCGCGACGCCGACCTGTGCGGCGCCAATCTGTACGGCGCCGACCTGTACGGCGCCGACCTGTGCGGCGCCAATCTGTACGGCGCCGACCTGCGCGACGCCGACCTGCGCGACGCCGACCTGTGCGGCGCCAATCTGTACGGCGCCAATCTGTTGGGCGCCAACCTGCGCGGCGCCAACCTGCGCGGCGAAAAATTGAAATCGACGCCGGTTTTTATTTATGGGCTGCCATGGTTCGTAACCATCACGAACGAGTTTTTGACCATCGGTTGCAAAACCCACAAGCACAACGATTGGCATGAATTTGACGACGAGAAAATAAATTCAATGCACATTAATGGGCTCGAATTCTGGCATCAATGGAAAGGAGTTTTGCTTTCCGCGTGCGCTGTTCAGTCGTCCATCAAATAAGGAGAGCCGCAATGGCACACATCCAGCACCTGGCGCGAAAGCGCCCAACCGTTCGGTTCTTCGGGACTGAATGCAAGATCGCCGATATGGCGCACGACACGTTGGAGCGTCAGCGCGTCGAAGACGAGAACGGCATGCTGCGCGCCGAAATCGCCGACCTGAAGCGCTCGCTGTCCGAGTCCATCCAGGGCCAGCACGCCACCGCGCTGCGCCTGGCGGAGCTGATGGAGCGCGAGCCGGCCTTGGTCGCCGCAATTGAACGGTCAGAAAGCGCTCATCGGTACACGCTCAAAACAATGCGGATGGCACAGAGCCGCATCAACTACCTGCATGGCGTCATCAAGGCGCACGGCGACGAAGCACAACGCAGGCTAGCGGAGGTGGAAGCGCGGTCGGCCCGCTCGATCGAATCGCTTGCCGAGGTCGACTCCGAATGAACCACGCCGCCGCTTCGCTGGACACCTCCAGCACCCGCAGCGCCGGGGATTCCGCTCGGTTCTGCTTGGATCTCGGCCTGCACACAGCCGCCAAGGCGTGGCTGGAAACGGCCATCGACCTGCTGCGCGAACAGCAGATCACCGCGGAGTGCGATTTAGTAGCGCCGAAGGACGGGCCTACGTGGGGCGACGCAGCAGTCGTCGCAGTGTCTGCCCTGGTTATTGCGTGGCTTCTCGTCGATAGCGCGTGGAGCCTCCTGTAATGGGCCGCCGCGATTGCCAGATCGGCACCGGCGATTTCGAGGCGCCGGAACTGTTCGATCACGATCTCTACGTCGAACAGTTGATGGCCCCAGGCGGGGAATTCGACCCTCACGACGGCGACAACGTTGCCGCCGCGATCGGGGCGCTTACCGAAGGCCAGTTCCAGCACGCCGGAGCGCTTCTTTTTCTCGGCCATGAGCACGAATTCTGTGTGCTCGCCCGCGCCGAGACCGATGCGTACTGCCGGCGCATGGCGTATGCGGAAGCCGAACGGAGGGCAAAGGAATGAACGCACCAGAAGTCATCCCACTAGACCGGTCGACATACATCGGCGGCAGCGATGTCGCCGCCATCCTGGGCGTCAGCCCATGGAAATCCGCTTTCAATCTTTATCAGGAAAAGATCGGGGCCTTTGCCGAAGAAGTGGCGCCAGCAAAGCAGAGGCTTTTCGACCGTGGCCACCGGTGGGAGCCGATCGTCGTCGAAATGCTGCTCGACGAGCTGACTGACCGCGGCCACGACGTTGAACTGGTCGCGCAGAACAGGCGCTACCAAGACCCTGAGTATCCATTTCTGGCGGCCGAAATTGACCTTGAGCTGATCATCGACGGGGAGCCGGTTAACGTGGAAGCCAAGACCGTCAGCCCGTTCGCGGCCAAGCTTTGGGGCGAAGAAGAGACGGACGACGTGCCGATCTATTACGCCGCCCAAGTGATGCACGGGCTGATGCTGCGCCCGCGTCGCCGAGCCGTCATCGCTGCGTTGACGGGATTCGACGACAGGCCGCGCGTGCACTGGATCGAGCGCGACGACGAAACGATTGCCGCAATCCGGGCACGCGAAATCGAGTTCTGGCAGCGCGTCCAAGCCCGCAGCCCGCCGCGGCCGGAAACCGCCGACGACGTGCGATGGCTGTACGCCAAGGACGACGGTGAGACGATCGAGGCCGACGACGAACTGTTCGCCATGTGTCGATCGCTGAAAGACGCCAAGGCAGCCAACAAGGATGGCGAGGAACGCGCCGAACTGCTCGCAACGCAGATCAAGCTGCGCATCGGAAGCGCCGCCACCGTGATCTACAACGGCCAGAGAATTGCGACATGGAAGAACAACAAGCCAAGCCAGAAAACCGACTGGCAGGCTGCATACCTCGACATGCAGCCTCTCGCCGGCCACATCAACGAGTTCACCAAGACAGTAGCAGGCTCCCGCCCGCTGCTCATTGAATAGGAGTCCAGCATGACCACAGCAGACCTAAAGTCAGTCGTTACCGGAGAAAAACGCCAATCCCCGGTTGCGGCATTCAGCAGCTTCATGGACAAACTGAAGCCGCAAATGGCTTTGGCGCTGCCGAAGCATCTGACCGCCGACCGCATGACGCGCCTTGCGCTGACTGCGTTCAGCACCAGCGAGGCGCTGCAGCGATGCACCACCAAGAGCATTGCAGCCAGCATCATGACCGCCGGCCAGCTTGGCCTTGAGCCCGGAGTAAACGGCGCCGGGTTTCTGGTCCCCTACGGAACGACATGCACATTTGTTCCGGGCTGGAAGGGGTTGGTCGATCTTGTGTCGCGCAGCGGACGCGGAACGGTATTCACCGGCGTGATATTCAAGGACCAGGAATACACCTTCATCGACGGCGCCAAGCGCGACCTGATCATCCACAACGAAACCGACCTGGATGACCCGGCCGACATTACCCACGCCTACGCGATCGGATGGGTAAAGGACGCGACGATGCCGATCATCGAGCTTTGGCGAGTCAGCAAAATCAAGAAACATCGCGACAAGTACAACAAGCAAGGCCAAAAGCATTACAGCTTCCGCGATTGGGAAATGTACGCCCGCAAGGTGCCACTGCTGCAGGTGATCAAATACATGCCGTGCAGCATCGAAGTAGCCAACGCGGTTGCGCTGTCGGATGCCGCAGACCGAGGTCGAGGAGCTGTAATCGAAGGCGGGTTCGTGGTTGAGGAAAACGAGCCACAGACCGTCGACCAGGACCCCGGCGAAATCCACGACGCGCCGCAGCTCGATCAGAAGCAACCGCAGACCGTGCCGCAGGAAATCAAGAAAGCCGCGCCGGCCGGCGACTGGCGCCCAGACCCCGAAGAAGAAGCCGCGATCCGCGCCGCTGAAAGGCAGGAAGCGATGCAGAGCGCGACTCCCGCCCGACAGCGCCGCGAGCGCGGCGGCATGGGCATCGAGTAACCGCCATGAACCCCATTCTGTTCTACGACACCGAGACGACCGGCCTGCCGGATTTCAAAGCTCCATCGGAAGCGGCGCACCAGCCGCACATCGTGCAGATCGCCGCAGCGCTCGCG